TTATGATTCTGTAAGCAAAGTTTCTAGCGGATTGATTTTTTAAATTATCATAGTCTTGCATCATTGCTTTCTTTACTCTACCCGGAATAGAACTGTCTAATGTTGCCATTATCTCTTTAACTCGTTCTTCTCCTAGCAATGCTTCATATACATCTAGTCCCTCTTCTTCTATACTCTGATCGGTTTTTGATCTCTTTACTCTTACTAAATTACCATCCTTATCATATCCGGGCAGTCCTTGTCCTAATGCTTTTTTCTTTATTAGTCCAGTTCTGGAGGTGTCTTTTCCTAAACCTTCAGTTCGTCTGAATAAGTCTTCAAGTAAATTAAGTATATTTTGATACCCAACATCATCTACTGCATCTAAATTTAGGATTCTTTGTGCTTTAGGTAACTTATTTTGAGACAGAGCTAATAACGATTTCATCAAGTCAGTTTCACCAAATGCTATTGAATCATTAAGTAGCTTTTCAGAGGGAGTAGGTGGTACATCTCCAGCTATTCTCTCAACCTTTCCACTCTTTGCTTGAGCTTTTGATTGCTTCTCCAACAACTTCTTTAACTCTAGCCTTGCCTCTTTAGTTAGTTTGTATTGAGATTCTGTGTACTCACGAACCTTTTCCTCTCCTATATGTGCAATTTCTTCTAATAGTTTATCCTTTGCTCCTTTTGAAACTGCGGCTTTCATCTTCTTAACTGTTTGGGCAACTAATACTAATACCCCACCAAGTTTAGTTAGACCAGCTTCTATAAATACTGAATCAGCGGCAACCCGTAGTTGCTTTAGGTACATTGGGTCATCATCTTTATTACGTAGAAAGGTAGCTAACTTTATTCCTACATCACTCTCCACAGGTATCTCTTCTATCATATCTGTGAAGTACTCATATAATCGTGGCCCCTCTGGTGAGAATGCTAAGTTACCTACTAAAGCGTCTTCTGCAGCTCTACCACCCCATGTAGCTGGTGCTCCTGTACCCGCAAATCCTCGTGTTACTGCCATCATTGCTAAAAAGGATGTTACAGGTCTTATAATTTGTCCTGCTAGAGTATCAGGCTCCTCTAAAAGAAAGTCACCACTTGTCCAATAGTTACGTTTATGAGCGGGGTTCTCACTATCTTTACTCATGTAAACAAGTGATTTATCTGGATCAAACCCTTTAGAACCTTCTACATTCCATACTACAGAATACTCTGATCCAACACCTTTTTCATTAAGTTTCTCATCACTCCACGCATACAGGTAGTTTAACCTAGTTAACTTATTTAAGTGATCTCCCACATCTAAAAGTCCCCTTCCTAAACCTATACCTTGATCTTTAAAAGTTAACCCAACATTCCTCCCAAATTCTACTATACCTTCTCCAATCTCTCCAACCTTTTTCTTTGATTTCCTTTTTAAATCTTCAAACTGGGTTGTACCTTCTAATTTCTCGTCTCCCTCATCCGTTTTTGGAACTGCCTCACTTCTTTCTCCCGGCCCAAATTCATCAGCAGGTTCTATAACAAAATCACCAAGTAAATCCGATTCTTCAGATATGTTATCAAGAGTATTTAAATCCTCTGACTGTTCTTCCTTACCCTCTTCTAATTCTACAGGTTCATCACCAAATTCTGACACATCTTCAGGTGGTTCCCAACCTTCAGGTAGTGCAAAGACACTTCCAAACGGATCAAACGCCTTTTTAGGTGTACTTAGTTGTTCAGCCATTTATCATCTATGGTTTATATGTTTTTAGTTTTAGTCCTAGTGCTTTTAATCTTGCCATATGAGACACAGTACCGCTACCAGTAATCGACCCATCTTTTATGTATAAATCATACATAATTTCTGCCTCATCCTTTGATAATTGATCTAGGGATTTACCCTTTGCTTCTAAGTCTGAAAAGAGATTTTTAGCGGACATACTCACTTCATCTCTAGGCATTAAAGCTCTAAGTCTAGATAGGTGCTTATTACCAAATGCTACCTCATTAATTTCTAACTCCTTGTATATTTCTATCTGTTCTTTATTAGGTTTTGTAAGAGCTGTCTTTACACTCTTTGTAAAAGCATTCCTCTGTTCATTTGTCCATAGTAAATATGGTTTCTTTATTCTGTCTATCTCTTTCCCCATCATATTCTCGATTATTAACCGTGCATTCTCTGTGGACTTATCTATTAATCTTGTAGCCTTCTCTGGTACTTTCTCTAATTTTCTTTCTACATCAAACCTGAGTGCACTATCTAAGAAACCTTCAAGGAATCCGGGGAATATACTTCTTACTAGATTATTATAATATTTTGATATTCTCTTGGTAGCATGGGTATCCTGTGGTGCAACTATAGCTTTTAACCATCGTTGTACCTTTGCTTCTGCGGCTGTACCAAATCTTACTTGTGCTTCATCCTTTAAATTATTTATAGCATCTTCTGTAAATTCTTTACTCTGCTTTGCTCCTGCAATTAATGTTGCAGCCACCTGCTTATTTAGTTTTATGTCTCGTTTCTCACCACTAGTTAGAGTAAGTAATGTCCGTTCTGAAAGAATTTTAGCCTTCTCTTTTGCTTCTTTTCTTTTATTCTCACCATCTAGATCAATAACTGCTAATTCTTCATTAATAGTTTCTAGAAGTTCTTCATCCCCTTCGTATGCTTGACCCATCTTAATTCTATATTCTATACTACCCCGGTCAGCAACTAATGTTTTAACCCTCACACTTTTATCGTGGAGTGTTACAGGTGGTTCGTGGTTTTTAAAACCGTTAAGTAACAGTTCATAGATTTCTCCAGAAAATCCAAGTTTAGACTTTGTAGGGATCACAGATTTCATCCTAATATTTATTGCCTCTTTGAATTTATCTTGTCCTTCCTTGTCCCATTCTTCATAAGGAGTAATTCTAGTCTGTCTACTTAAATGGTCAACATAAATATCTTTTATACTATCTCGTATAGCTCTTTTTTGCTCTCTTACTAACTGATTTAATCCCGCATCAGTTCCAAAAGTAACCCCTGGAAATCTCTCTTTTAGACCTGTAATCATCTCGTCTACTAGAGCATTACCATCCCCTACAGCAGATTCAACTTCCTTTATTTTATCATAATTTCTAATACTAGCAAGTGTTGTTGTTATGTCGCCTTCTTGTTTATCTGATAGAGCAAACCCCGCATCCATAAATTTCTGATGATAATTAGATTCAAATACGTCAGCACCTTTCTCTGCCATCATCATACCTTTGAGCATCTCTCTCATTTCATTGTCATCAATAGTCCCAAAATCCTTTTTTATATTGTTAGCGTTTTCTATCTCTCCTTTGAGAACAGTAGTTAGTCCTTTATCCGCAGCTTCTACAGCTATAGCGGCATACTGCTGACTCCACGTTTTATACTCTGGTGTTCCCACCGCTGGTTTCCGTAACATCAGTCGGGCTGCTTTACTTGTAAACTCAAGTTTTATTTCCTTTTGTCTGTGGTTCCATAGAGCTATTGCATTCTTATCTCCTTGAGCTTGTTTAGCTCGTAGTTTCTTCATGGTATCAAGGATTATAGTTCTTCCCTTTATAGTTCTACCATAAGTATTAGCACCTAGCTCACGTAAGTCTAAAGTACCACCTTCAGGGCCACCTTGTGTTGTAAGATAGTTTATCATCTCTACCCACTTTTCATCCTCATTTTCTAAAGCATTCAAAGCTAGATGGTTGGCAGTGGTTTCTAAAACCCATGATGGTTGAAACCCTCTCTCAATAGAATCAGATACCCTATTATTCATAGCCTCAATATGATTAGTATTAGTTTGTTCACTAATCTTCCTTCTATTAAGAAAATTCTGTGTCTTTTCAAGAGTTTCTTTTTGATTACTTTTTGTTTTAGATGTCATGGTATTTAGCTTGTTTTTGTTCTGGATTATCTGTAGTACTTATGTGTCCATAATCTCTATCGTTAGCCACTTGTGTCCAAATGTCATTTCTCCTTTCCTCACTTATACCTACTTTAAATTGTAGCCTGACTTGTCCATCTTTTTCGTAAGCACGAACTTCGTCATCAAACTGCTTCACAAACTCTTCTAGTATTATTAATTGTTGTTTAGCTGTTTTTTCTTTAAATGTGGCTAGTTGAACCCAAGATCTATTTGGATCAAATCCTTCTGTTATCTCTTTATCAACGTCCTTCTTTTTAACTTTTGCCACTGTCTTTTTTTGTTTAAGCGGTTTTGTTTTACGATCTTCCTTTTTATAATCTCCATATAAATCCTCCAATTCTATATCCTCTACTTTAGAGTTCTCAACTGTAAAGAGAGAAGTTGGTGAATGATGATCTCTAGTAACTTTTACTGGAACATTAGGTGCGATCTCCTTCACTAACTGTTCCTCTTCCTTGGTTTGTACAACTACATTACTTTTTTCTTTATATTTATAGGGTTGTGGATTATCTACTAGAAATTGATTCACTTCCTCTATAATATTTCCTCTCCGAGCTTCTGTTTTTAAAAGGAACCCCAAATGCTCTTCTTTAGCGGCTAAGTCTACTATGTGCTTGTCATCTGATTTTAGTGTTGAAGCTATCCCATTTTCTTCTGTGTCGTGCATCTGAGTCCGGGTTGCTTTAGAAGCTTTTTGCATATGTTGTGATGACAACTGAGATATAAGAGCTGTTTGTTGAGGCCACCAGTGATCTGCTTTTACTACATCATCTATTGAACTGAGTTCATCATTCCACTTAGCGTTGAAGTTCTCAATGAACTCGTCAAATGCTCCCTCCTCATTAGATAGCTTATCCTCCCAATTTTCATAAGCAATAAATAATTCAGTCCCATAATTCGGTATAGCAGCCTCCAAACGTGCAATCTGCACTCCCTCCATCATAGCCCAACTCTGTTCTGGACGGAGTTTACCAGAATTAACATCGTCTCTTAATTTCTTTCTATCTGATGGGGAAGCATTTTTAAACTGTGCTACACCTTTTTTTATTTCCTCTTCATTTTCTCTGTTTGTTTCTTTATTCCAAGCATCCATAGCTCTAGGTGCAGTTTTCATAACGTCCTTTAGAAAGTTAGACATCACAACCTGATCCCCCCTTTGATCTACTCTTTTAAACCCTTTGTGTGAGCTACTAATACCAGCCCTAGTTTGGTTTACACCGGGCTTTCGGTAAGCTTGTGTAGGCTTAATATTACCAATAGTCATTAACTCTTTTTTTGAAGCCATAATTTAACTCACTCCTGTTTGTTCCCATGATGATCCACTATTTCCAAACGAACCTGCACTAACAGTTCTTCTCTTAGTTTTAGCAAGAGGCTTTTGTTTAGTGTAACTATGACTCATAGCATATCCCTCAGCAGCAGCCGTACCTAATTCAAATGTTCTAGCCGCATCCGACTTCTTACCAGATCTAGGCAACGCATTAATATTAGCAACAGCAGTCATTCTACGACCATATTTATCTCTCTGATACCCAGTTAGTTCTCTTCGTCTACCTGTTACTCCACGTTGGTAGTTTTCCTCAAGACCTCTGGTAGCACCTGCAACTGCTCTAGTATGCTGTGCTATTATAGAATCTGCCGTTTGACCTCCACCAATAGTTTCTAAGTTTTGCACTTCCAACGTAGCTCTTTTTTGATTTGCTTCTATAAGTAAATCTACATTAGCATTCGCCATATCTTCAGCACTATCGTAACCCTCTTCCCGTAATTCTCTCTCTTTTATATAGTAAGAAGCCATGTCATAATTATATGCTTCTATTTCAGCATCTGTTTGATCATCAGCAGCCTTATTCATATCGCTAACTGCTTGATCTTCTGCTTGTTGCTCTTGTTGTTTTCCAACTACAGCTAATACTACCCACGCCATCGGATGACACATATTATCTCCCTATCATAAATAAATTAAATGGAATTTTATCCACTCCAAATTCGGGGTCTTGTTGTACAAATGAAAACCCTAATCTTTCTAACCATTTACTTGTTTGTTTGTTCCTATCATCAATATAGTTAAATAGAAAGTCAAACTCCTTTCTAAACAGTCTTAAGTATTTTTTAGATACTTTATAAAAACCACTTTTATTAGATGTCATATTATTAGACCCCATTAACCACACTACTCCAGATTTATTATCCACTCTATTTACTCCAAAGATACCCACTATTTCCTTATTGAGTACTAGAGTATAACAAAAGTCACCTGATTCATTCAACCCTTGTTCAAGGGCTTCCATAGGCGTAGACCTATGTGAACTCCATATCTCATCTTTGTCTGACTTCCTTATTTTCTTAGATAGAATTAGACAGTCATTTCTATTAGTCTTTCTAACTTCATATCCCATTATATTCTTTGACTCCGAAGTACTTGCATTGCTTCCCAATCTGCAGACTGTAGTGCAACAGGATACCAAGAGTCACTAGTCACAGTTATTTTAACATCTTTACTGTTGACATACACAGGTACACGAAACACACCTGTGTCAAGTGATTTGTTACCTAGCAGGGATGAACCAACGATAACACCTGTGAACTCACTTGTTGTAACATCTCTATATAAGGAATCGTGAGGTTTTGGTGAGACCTTCACCCTAAAGTAACCAGTTTTATCATAGTAGATTTCAAAGTTTCTCATTTGTAGTCTACCAGAGTTAATTGAGTTATCATTATTCTTAAGGAACTGTTCAGAGAACTGGTATTCAAACTTATATGGGATACCTGCATAAATAACTGGTTGTGTGTTTCCCCTTTGTATAGAGAGTTCTGTTCCTTTTACTAAGTATGAAGAGGCAATTTCTGCTAGTGTTCCAGATAATCCCTTTGCGGCCTTAACCTCAGAAAGTTTTTCTCCAGTTTCTACAACATAATTAAACTTTCTCTCATTAAATACTAGAACTGTATTATCAGCCCAAGGGTTATCTTTAGAGACAGAAGGAGTAATTACTATTTGAGCAGCATTAGTTGCATCCGGTTCTTCAGTATCAATTACTTCATAGGTTTGACCTGCGGCTCCAGTAACAGTAAATGTTTGACCAATTCTTGGAGAAAAGTTCCCACCAGTATCTAGTCCATCAATAGGAATCTTAGGGCCGAATACTGTGGCATCAGCAACAGTTGTTTTAACTCTGACTGAGGTATCTGTTACTTTGTCCCAATCAACATCTAAGTAAGGTGTTAAGGTAGATATAGTCACATCAGCAGTATTAGACCCACTAACATGTGGATCAGTTAATCTAATTACATTACCTGCTACATAACCTGTACCTAGTGCAGTTGTGAATACTGTGGGGGTACCACTAGAATCAGTTGTTATTGAGAATGTTCTACCTGTACCTGATCCACTAACATTTGCTGTTGTTGCTACTGCTGTTAGCGACTGACTAAGTTGCCAAGCAGCAGAAGGTACAGGAGTTGAGTCTGTTAGTAAACTCTCATTAGTCAGCTTAACTCTCCTGTCTAACCTTATACCTATCTTGTCATCTTCAACTGCGGTTGCACTATCTACAGACAAGTTAAGTTTCTCTAGATACACTTTATCACTAGCTCCATCACCTCGTCTAAACAAGATGAATGCAACAGAACCAACGAAGGCAACATCTATTACATCTGCATCAAATGTCCACTTAGACCATGCAGACTGTAACTTCTCTTTGTCATTATAATAGTACTTGTAGACTCCAACCTCTTTCCTGTTCGTGCTGGATAACACAATAAGAACTTCTTCATTAGAAGACACAGCTAGTTTCTTAACTACTCCATCAATGTACTCTGGTACATGAGCAGAAATCTCATTTGCATCATTAGTTTCAGAAGCTACATCAATGAAGTACTCTCGGATACCTGAGTATGCCCCACGTTGAAATGGGAAGAAGATGGTTTTACCAGCCGCAACTGGCTTTGTGTCCGTAGAGGTCTCAAAATTGGTTGAGACATCAACAGTTACTGAGGTAGGGGTAAGGAACTGGTCAGAAGTTAGTTTGAACTGCTGGAGATCTGAGAACAATATGAGGCTTTCCTGAAAGGGGATAGCAGATTTAAGTATAGCAACTTGGTTATTACTAACTGCCACATCAATTACTGCTGTATCTAAAACAGACAGTACTGTAGTGTGAAAGAAGTTAAAGTATGATCCAACCTCAGACAGTATCACGTTCTCATCAGACACAAAGCCTAACCTGTTTCGGTGGAAGAATATATCATTAATAGTGTAAACAGCTGCCCCATCATAGTTTGCAAACGATGGAAATGGGTTTGTACCACTATCACCCTTCTCTCGTACTCCCCAATCTACTATTGAAAGAACAAAGTATATCTGGTCAGCTACTCCATTTACTGTGCCAAAATTCTTAAATAATTGTATTGGCATAGTGGTACTTTTTATTGTTGTTCTTGCCTCTACCAATAATTCAGCATGAGAATGGTCAGTAGTTCCACCGGGATACACAGGTTTAGTAGTTTCTTTCCATACACCATCCTTCCATGCAACATAATAGTCGTCCTGTCCACTAGACCTGTCACCAGAGACCTTTGCAATGAAGCCAGATGGAACCTTAGACCCCGGTAAGTAGCCAAACTGTGCTACCTCATCATGCCCATTAAGTGCTCTCATGTACGAGTCACCTTTACCATCTGTTACTTCTACTGTAAATGGGTACTGATTGTTTTTAATGTGGATAATACTCTCGTCACCACCTAGATCAGCACCTGAAGCGTTACTAATTGAGAAGTTAGGATGCTTTTCTCCCGGCCCTGCTGTCCCACTATGAGTGTTTGAGAACCCTTGTAGTCCTTCGCCAATCTGGTAAGCGGTACTTAGAACATTTCCAGTAGTTGGACTAGTACTGGTTTCATCTCTACCATTTGCAGTAGAACTTGTGTATGTCCCCTTACCTAGAACAGCCATGTCACCTGTATAAACAGCTTCATCAAGTAGAGCGGTTGTTGCTGAAGATGCTCCGGGTGCATTAGTAACAGTCTGTGCACCAGAAACATTAATTGTGGCAGGATCATCGGTACCACTACCAACATTTAGATCACACTTAACAATCTTAGTTTTCTCATCACCCCAAAATAAACTGAATGCAATATTTGATACTGCAACTGTTTGTTGATTATTTAGTGATTCATTATTACCAGAAGTACCCTTTCCAATTTGAGACTTAACTTTGTTATCTGGAGTCCTAAACTGAAATGACCACTCTTGTCTTAAAGATGAGTTATTCATCTCACCTAATGCCCCAGTATCGGTTGGATTAGCTTCATTCCAAGCAGCCGTGTACACATTAAACTCTTTAATATTTATCTTATAGTCAGCACCATAGTCTCCAATTTTAAAGTAAACAAGAGACTCATAGTCCCTGTCTTCTGTGGTAACAGTTGTGTCTTGCTCTACTACTTTAGTTTTATTCAGTAAGAATGTAAAGTCAGCAATTGTTGTGGCTGAGAGTTTATTTGGTTTGAATACCTCATCTGAACCAAAGTTACTCAGGTACGACTGAATATCAGTAAATGATTGGACTTTATGAGTTCCAGTTCCAGTTCCAGTATCAGTTATGTTTACAGTAGTTCCACCACTACTAGTTGATACTTCAAAGGTTCCACCACTTATATTACTAGTTTTTACATAGTAAGGTGTTAATAAATTTAGTCCTGCTGGAAGTGTGGTTGCAGAGGTGGTGAACTGAACTATGTCTCCATTTATTAATTTATGACCTGTAGCTGTTATAGTATTTGATGTAGCTCCTGTACATGTTAAGGATGAAAAACTGTGTGATCCAGTTATGTTACCAGTTGTTTCTGCACTCCTGATAAACACTTCTTCACCTGCTACACCAGTTGCATAACCTGTGAGATCAATTAAATTAACTGAGGCATCAACATTAGAAGTTGCACCATTTGTACCATTAGTTGAGCCACCTTTAATAACCATTGCATAAGCTTCATCCTCAGATCTCCTAATGGTGTGGATAAACACATCATCACTATTACTAGATGTTACACCCGATACCTCAGTAATGTGTTCAGTACAAGGTCTTTTCTCTAGTCCTCTAGCAATGTGAGATAGTCCGTTTACCTGTGTTTCACCTTGTGTTGGTAACCTTAGTGTCGCAGGTTGTTGTGAAACCCCATTAATTAAACTTGGGATTGTTCCTGATATTAGTGGCATTGTTCCTTATGATAAAAGTGCGGTTCCTCTGTCTCTCTCTACTACTCTGTAGACATCATATGTATCAAATATATTGTAGTCTCCTACATTAGATTCATATTCTAATAGTTCAGACCACGCTTGTCCTTCGTCCTCTTGAAAGAACCTGTGTAACTCACCTGATCCCACAACCCTGTCATGAAAAATACGGGCCGACCTGATTACAATGAATCTCCGTGCTGCCTCTGGTAAATCTTCAAAGTTAAAGTATTTAACAAGATTTACTGTTATGTTTTCTGTAAATAAGAAAGAATTATTTTGTCTGTCATACAACTTATTAGCTCGTTCAACAATATCTTTTGTACTATCTCTTACTGTAGCAGTAGTGTCCACTCGTAAATCATCCCCACCTAATTCAATCATTTGGGTAGATCCATCTGGTTTAAGTACGACATCAAAGTCTGTATTGAAAGTCCACCCTTTAGATTGTACTTGTCTTGATGTGTTGGTTAGAATATCTCGTGCAACAGCAGCATCAGAACGACCAGCTAAATTAGTTAAGTCATTAACTTTGTACTCACCAATAGTCATCAACATCAGATTTACTGCATCCAGTTCCTTCATCCTCAGTAATGATTGTGAAGCCATTTTATTTCCTTGTAAAAAAAAGGGAGTACCTTATAACAAAGTACTCCCTAAGAGTTATCAGCTATTAACTGAATTGATGGATTGAAACCGCAGCCGCAGGTCGCAATACGTTGTGACCCATAGCATACTTGGATACCATTAATGTACCCTGACGGTTAATTTGATACTCAGATTCAACTGAGAGATCCATTAACTTGACAGTAGCAACTGCATCCATAGTCATTACAAGTGCACGTACTTCCATTGCAACATTGGAAATGTACTGGTTATCTCCAGATGCCCAATCCAATGTAGATGCTCCCGCTGGAACAGCATACTGACTTTCACGACCAGATCCCACATTATCTGCTAGTGGAACTGGTGCTGTAGCCGCACCATCCTTATGACCAGATGGCCTTGCTGCTACTAATGCGGCATTAGAAGATGCTTGTGTCCACAGGTTCGATACCCATGTAGATCCAGAACTGAAGTAACCAAGATGATTAGTTACGTAGATCGGCATACCAAGAATTTGTGGTACTTGACCTCCAGCTATGGAACCACCACCTCCAACATCTCTGTTGAAGATTGCGAAGTCAACCATATCAGTTGCACTTGAGACTTTGAATAAGTCATAGTACATATCTGTAGGCATAACAACGAATGGATCACCCGGA